TAGAATCTTCTTTTTTGGCTTCACCCTGAAGATTCCAAATTTCTTCAGAAGTTTCTTTCATTGGAATTAAAACTTTTTCAACTTCTTCTTTAGAAAAGAAATTTTTAATGATTAATACATTTGGTTGCTCTAAATCAATAATCTCCATGGCTCTCCATTATAAAATGGGCAGTTTACTTGGCCATGCCCAGGGCCCTTATGTCCGCAACTTAGGCGGTACACAATATAATTATACCTCAAACAAATAGGTCTGTCTAGACCTATTACTTGATTCTAATTGATTTTGGCTTTTTGTCTTCAGGAACAATACGTTCCAACGAAATTTTTAGCATTCCGTTTTCCGCTGTAGCACCAGTTACTTCAATAAATTCACCTAGGGCAAATTCACGAACAAACTTACGTGCTGCAATTCCACGGTGAGCATACTTTGTCTCTTCTTTAGAATCCTTGATTTCTCCCTTTACGGTCAATACCTGTTCTTTTACAGATACATCAAGGTCTTCTCTTGAAAATCCAGCAACCGCAATTTCAATAAAGAATTTATCTTCATTGTCTGTTGTGATTACATTGTATGGTGGATAATTTGTTCCTGCTGCATGGGTGTGAATTCTTGACAATTTGTCAAAATCACGATTGAACCCGATAAAAAATGGATCATTAAAAAAATCCATTGCGAATTGTGTTACCATTTTATTCCTCCTTTTAAGCGAATAAGTTAATTAATGGACCCCTAATGGCGATCCAAAGCTATTATACCAAAAAGCGCCCCTGAAAGGAATCGAACCTCCGACGCAGACCTTAGAAGAGTCTCGCTCTATCCACTGAGCTACAAGGGCATAAGTAAAGGCTAACCGAAGTTAGCCTTTACGTAACCATAATCATCCCAAGGTAGCGAGCCCGAATGCGTAGGGGGGTTAGCGCCTACAGGATAATTATATTACTAAATCAATTATGAAAAAACTTTTTTTGTTTTTACACAGTTTGGAACTCTTTTTCCATTTTGGGTTTTCCACCCAATCATTTCATACCCGTCCCAACAAGGGTTTGCCTTTTCTACCTCATTTGCATATAAAGCTTTTAGATGTGCTGTTGCTGCTGTTTTTGTTGGATGACACCCAACAAGCTCACCAGTATCTTCTTTTACTACTGCATACCCATTACAACCTGCTGCACCTTTTTCAACTTTCCAAGGCATAATTCCTCCTAATTATTTGGGATATTCCTTTGTTTATCCATAGGAATTAACCCCATTTCTTTTGCAATTTTTATTCCTTCATCACTTAATTTAAAGTTTGGTTCAAGATCTTCATCGTATTCTACATCCATGTAACCAGACTTATACAGCTCAAGAAGAGTTTCGTCAATATGTTGAACATGAGCAGCCCATAGTTCTGGAGCAATATCTTTTGCCCTTTCACTAATTGAAAGAACTAATTCACCAGTTTCATCAACGCCCTCTATTTCAATAGCGCCTATTTCAATATAGTGTTCCATGTTATTCATGTTTTCCACTTCTTTCTCCTTGTGCGGCAGGTAGGACTCGAACCTACGACTACCGAATTATGAGTTCGGGGCTCTAACCAACTAAGCTACTGCCACGTTGGAATATTATATCTTTGTCTGATCAGATATGTCAATAGTTGTTTCAACAACTTGTTGGACATATTCAGAAAAATGTTTTCTAATACTCCCAGCTGGTCTAGAACCTATTTGCTTCCATATCCTAGTATACTCCAAAACGTTTGCATAGGTAGTTGGGCACATCATTACTCCATTATATTCACGTAAAACAGTTGGTAGTGGCACATGTTTTCCACAACATTTACACTCTTTTGCTCTCTCTTGATATATATTTGTCATAAAACCATCATTCTTCCTATAGCGTCTTGTAAGTCATTTGGCATTGCTTTTGGAGGCTTAATAAGATTAATAGATTCCTCTTTTTCTTCTCCAAAGTCAGCTTTATAATTCATTGATTCGTATGTGTGAATTTCTACTTCTTGATTGGTGTCAAATCTGCTCATGCTTATACAATTAAATATTGATCCACATACAGCATCCGCCAAGTCCTTAGAACCTTTTCTTGGATGGTCAACTTTATCTCTCATAATTTTTAACTGTAATAATTCATCAATGAGTAAAGGGATGTGCGGACCATTTAATCTTTCTTCTAAAACTACCATAGCCATATCGTCATAATGTTTTTTGGCAACAGATAATATTTCTGTATTGATGCCATAAGTTTTTAACTGTTGCATCATGTCATGAGAGTTCCATCTATCAAATGTGCACACACGAATTTTAAATCCACGAGTTTTTAAAGCCAATATAAAATCTTTTACCTCAGTAAAATCTACAGACTTATCTGGTGTAGGCGTCCAATATCTAATTGCATCAACTTCAATTACTGGTGCTGGCTGAGAATAATTATCTGTAACCTTTACGTTAACCCATTTATTAACATGAGACATTGCAACAGCGCAATGGTCATGTTTTTGTGCAAGGTCTACGTGTATGAAATAATCTTTGTCTGGATCTGGTATAAACCACTCTTCGATCCTTCCAAATCCATCCACAGCAAGGTGTGCCTTGTTGAAAGCTTTTTCTACTTTTTCTCTAGACTTAAAAAATGCATCAACCATTTCTGGCGGCATACATGCAAATCTCCCTAGTGCGTCTAAAGCATTTTTGTAAAAAGGAATTTTAAAATCTTCTAAAGATCTTGTTGGATTAATTTCCCAAGTTGGTCTTTTTAAAGCATATACTTTAGGCACTCTATAAGAAATTATATTGTCTTCTTCCCATTCTATTTCAAATTCATTGCCAGTAATTCCATCTGGAAGGTCTTGGTCTATTTTAAACTTATGTTTTCTTATTGTTACAGTTTTTTCAGCAATTGCTTGATCGTAGAACTTTTGAATTGGATCACCCTTAAATCTTGGAAAAGACAAAAGAATTACTTTTCCATAATCTGGAAAACGAGAGTCAACTGATCCTCTATACATTTCATATATTGCATCTGCTGTTTTAGCCTGATCGTGTCCAGTTGTATTTTCTACCGCAAAGCCTGCTATCTCGTCTAGAACAACAACTATAACGTTATATCCTTCAAATGCTTCTCTCTCTGAATGGCCAGAATAAACATTTACATTTTTATCAAATTTTATTTCGGAAGCTTTTTCTGTATATTTCCCAGCAAACCACCCGCATCTAGTAATTCTAGTTCTAAATCCCTTGAAGAAAACATTGTTTGCTTGCTGTGCGTTAATAGCAATATTAATAATATCAATTGAGTCTCCAGCTGGTTTTCCATAATATGTTGCTGGATCTTTTAAGCATAATAGTAAATAAACTATATACGCTACAGATATTGTTGAGCAATAATCTTTACCACTACCCTTGCCCAATTGTGCAATTACTTCATTGCAAGTTTGCTTGTATCTGCGGGTTCCTTCTTCTTGTCCAAATAGTTTGATAAGTGTGGATTCTTTGTAGATCTGGCTGCTCTTCTCAATGAGTGTATACTGGTACTCCGAAAGTTCAGGGAGTCCAAGGAAATCTTGGCTTGTAACGAATGTTCGTAAATCGACTGGTCTTTCATCAAATTCCTCTCCGTCTAGGATATCAATAAGATCATTAAAATTAAGATCCACTTGCTTCCTCTGTATCAATTACAACTGGTTCTACCACTCCAGTAATCTGCGACAATCTTTTTGCAACATCTAGTTTACATTTTGGACAACCAGCAGTAACTTCTTTTAATATGCCTACAAGAATTTCTTGTTTCTTTTCAGTTTCTGCAATTTGATTTGCCAACTCTGCATTGTCTAATAGCCCTACCTGCTGAAGCATGCCAATTCTTTTTGTTTCAATATCAGCAATTAGCTTTAATGTATTAGCCTTAACATTAAGTTGACCTTGAGCATCGGCAGCCTCTACAGTGCTCCATGCCTCTTTAATAAGCATTGCATAATGTTGATCAGCACCAGAGACAGCCTCTTTAGCACGTTCTCTTGCGCTTGAGTCGTTATGGACAACGCTCTTCCATTCGTCTATTAAGTCCAGTACTTCTGCTCTTTTGTATCCAGTTATTGTAGCAATTTGAGTTGGGTTATTACCCTTTAGTAGTTCTGAAACCACCTTGTTCATTTTATCAAAATGGTCTGCTAATTCTATTTCCATATTAATATTATAATCTTAGTCGACTAAAAAATCAAATCGATTTAGCTATTTTTAGCAGAATTAGATATCCAATCAAATCATCAATATCGTTGTCGCCTGGGTATTCTGTACCCTTCATTAACCTATTTAATTTATCATCAATACGAACATATAACTGCTCTCGTGGCCCCGCTTTTGAAAATACTCTAACTGGGTCAAGGGCGGAGTTGCCATAAGCAATGTTCTTTTTAATTAGCATGTGAGCAATTTCGTGGCAAGCATTATAAATTTCTCTACCCGCTTCCGTTCCAACAGTTAATAAATAAAGGTCGTCACACTTAAATTCCTTCATGTCTGCAAATACTGGCTCTAGCATACTATCTCCTCTTTATCATTCCAAATTTTTCTAAATATCTCTGTATAGTCATTGCTGAAACTTTACACTCATCAGCAATTTCCGTAACAGTTTTTTTCTGAACTACATATCTTCTATATAACCATGTCTGGCTTTGATACAATTTCATCTTTGTGTTAACACCGTATTCGAATAATGAGCGATGCCGAATGCATCTGCTACGTCAAAATCGTCTAACTGTAAGTTATACTTTTTATTAAAATAATCTACAGTCCTTTGCTTTCTGATCTCCCGCATTTTTGCTTTGTACCAAGAGTCAGCATGTCCTGGATTTTCAAACCTAAGTTTGTCTTTCTCCAGCTTTGTTGGGTTTTTATTTCCAATATAAGCCTGCCAAGATGTAGGAGATATAGTAATAACACTAGCCCCAGTAGACATAAGCTCAGCAATGATGACACCATATACATAGGACAATTTTATCACAGCATCTGGGGATTTGACAAACACTGCCCCCTCTACAACAATATAATCTGCCTTTAATTCATTAAGCATTGCATGGGTTTTAATTTTTGCGTCATATATTTTTTCATATATATCTGATCCAGTAAATTCAATTTTTCCCCACTTAATTGGAATATCATTTTCCATTAAACAGAAAGCCACAGAGTTTGTTGAGGCATCTATACCTAAAACTCTATGAGCTTTTGTTTTTACTAGATCAGCTAATCCCATCAATCATTTCCTTTAATTTTTTCCTGGTTTCTTTTTTACTTTTAGCAACACACATGACACATACTGTTTTTTCTGTATATCTACTAAGCCTATTGCCACATTTACATAGCCTTACAGCACCATTTCGGATTGCTTTTTTCTCATAATATTTTTCCATGATTCGTTTATTAGTAGCAACCCTACAACATTCATCAGAGCAATATTTTTGATTATGAGTTTTCTTCTCGAACTCTTTTTTGCAATCTTTATTTGAACATATCATGTTTGATATGCCTCTATCACAACATCTCCGTCTTTGCCTTTCCAGCATTCTTTTCTAATAGGGCAGTTTTTGCAAGCATAGGATGTCTTTTGAAAAGGTCTTTCTGGGAGTAATCCTGCTTTAAAATTGTCATAAACTTTGCATAGCCAATTAAATAAATCATCAATTAATTTTTCATTTTTTGGTGTCATATAAATTGGAATTATAAGAATCTCTTGCGTATTTTTATTTTCATACAAGAAGAAGCCCTCTTTAACATTTTTTAATTTCATATATGTAAGGAGTTGTAAAATGTGATTGGATGATGCTGACATTTCTGCCTGTCTAGTATCCCAGACTTCTTGTTTTGCTGTTTTAATTTCTCCCAATACTGGTGTGCCATCCCAATCAATTGATAGATCTATAAAACCTCTAATTGGTGGATACTCGTTAGTAATCTCAATTTCAGTACTAACTGAGTTTATTTTAGTAGATTTAAATAAATCGCTAGATTGACTAGATATTAATTTTTGCAATCTTTCGTGTGCTTGAGTTCCTTGAGACATATTTGCAACGGCTTGAGCATCATTATTGTCTATAAAATAAGCCCCACTAAAAGCCATATACCAATACCTAGGACAGTTCCCTTGACCATAACCAAATGAGCTTGGGCTAAAAGATTTTTTTGTCATCTCTCCATCTGGTCGTTTAGTAGAAAGGTACGCCTCGTCTAAAAGACTGGAAAACTCTTGAACGTCAAAGCTTCCTTCATATTTTTTAAATTTAAGATTTTTAACTATTTCTCTAGCCATTATAACGAACAACATACTTGAGAGCGTCTACAAGTTTGTCTATCGACTCCTTTACTGAATAATAAATATTTTTTTTATTATTGTTGATAGTGCCAGCTTTGTCTTTAGCTATTGTTGTGTAGTATGCTGCAAGAACACCGAATTTTGCAGAGATACCCTGCAACTCAACAATCAATAAATGTGCTTTTGCTGCAGGAATATCTGGCTTAGCAATAATATTAATTATTACTGCCATGGCCCTATCAAGTTGTTCGTCCTTCATAAAGTCATGAAGATCGTTAAACTCTGTTATATCACTAATTAATTCCAGACTACTTTTGTCGCTCATTAAATCTCCTTGTATATCCTATTGCCCAAAGTCCCATGGGGTATCCTACAATAAACCCAAGCATTACGCCAAACAAAAATTGAATCATGCCAATACCTTAGTAATTAAAGCGTATCCAATCCACAAACCAACAATTCCCATTAGTCCTGCAAATACTGGCGGGGCAGGAATTGGCAATTTAAATGCACTGAATACTGCGCCAACAACTGCTCCAACAAGAGTGGTCAACAAAACATCTCTCACTTTTTATCTCTTTTCTCTTTAGGATATGGACCAAGATCCGCCTTGATTGTTCCATCTTTTCTCATTCTTACAATTCTTCCATTTTTAATTTGAACACTATTAAATCCATAATGTGGTTTATATTGTCCGCTAGACATTTCGTTTCTCCCATTCTTCTACTAATTGTTCTAACAAAGACCATTCTATTACCGCCAACCTTGTTTTGCTACTAGCTCCGCCAAGGATGAGTTTAAGTACTGGATATTTATCCCTACTAACTTTAAAAGTGTCTGTACAAATCTTAGCCCAGATATCTTGCGAAATAGAGATTGATTTTTCGTACTCTTTATAATCCACCACGAAATCTTTCCACGTAGCGTCACCCTTCTGATAATTACCACGTCCGCTGTTTTTATGTTGTCTTGCGCCGTCTCTTTTTGCTTCCGATATTTCCGACATTATTTAAATGGGACTGATGAAACATGACCAATTGGACATGTCCAAGTAAGTCTTTCCTCCTTGTGTCTAAAGAATGCATTATTAACCTCAGTTCCACACTCTTGGCACATAAAAGAACCACCCATAGTTGGAATATCAGAATCAATGTAATTTTCAACAACTTCTTCTTTTTGATTATTTAAAAAATCATTAAGATCTGGCATATATTTTCTCCTGTAACTCAGAAACTACATCTGGATTAGACTTTAAATATTCGACTGCTTTTGCTCTACCTTGAAAACGTTCTTTTCCAATTGTATACCATGCTCCGCCTTTTTCTATGATGCCATACATTTCTGCAACGTCTAAAGTTTCTCCAACTTGATCTATACCAAGTACGTCTCCCTGGAAGTAAAAATCGTATTGACCAGAAAGATTTGGAGGACCTTGTTTATTATAGTCAATAATCCAATTAACTGGTCTGCCTACTCTTTGCTCAATAATTTTATCTCCAACCTTAACCCCAGACTTGATAGCATTAGCCTCAGCTTCAGAAGACCAAAGCTTTACAACTGTTGAAGAAAAGAACTTGACTGCCATTCCACCAGTTGGAATGTGTGAAGCATGCATACTTCCAAATTGATTACGCTGTTGTGATATAAGAACAAGCAGCGTGTTTTTATTTGCGTAATTAAGCATTTTGACTGCATGAGTCATGTCTTTTGCCTCAGCACCAATTTGCTTAGTATCTTCAAGCTTTTTCAATTCATCGCTATCTTTTTCAAAGTAAATGGCTGGTAGCAACGCTGATATTGAGTCTACTACTATAACATCCACATTAGCATTCATTAATTGAGTAGCAACATCTACCATATCGTTTACAGATTTAGCTGTAGAATATATAAGCTTTGATGAATCAACTCCTAGTTTTTCTGCCCACTGTGGGTCATAAGACTCTTCAGAATCAATCCATGCACAAGTTTTTCCTTCTTTTTGTGCCATACCAATCATTTGTAAACAAAATGAAGACTTTCCTGCAGATTTATTTCCCCATACAAGGACTTGTCTGCCATAACCAAATCCACCTTTAAGCGCAAGCGATAGGCCTATGCTAGGAGTTTTTTGTTTATGATTTTCTACTTCTACTGCTATTTGAACTCTTTTACGAGTTTTGGGATCCAGTCCCGCTAAAATTTCTTCTATATCCATTGATTTTCCTTCTTTTGTTTACATAGTATAGCATTAAAATAAATTGCCGTGAAGTCTTGGACGACCTCTATTTTTATCAACTTTATAGTCTAATATATCGTCTAGTGAATCTTCAATTAATCCAGCATTTCTTAGAGCCGCATATAGATCTAAAAGTCTAATTAGAATATCGGCTGCTTCTTCAGTAATTTCACGGCTACCCTTTTGTTTTCTGATAGCCTCAAGCATTTCTGTTACTTCTGAATGAATTAATGCTAATTTATTTCCAAACTTATCATAATCATATTCTCCATCCCAAAAACCTTTTTCTACTGCAGATTCATGCAAAATTGCAGATAATGCATCTAAACCATAATCTAAAAGCACACTTGATGCAGTTTGAGTAGTTTTTTCTGTATTTGGTGGTGTTCTAAAATTATCTGTCTTAATTACTCCCATTTATCTCTCCTAGCGATATAATAAAAGTTCTATTTTCTTCATTGTATGTAACCATTAAGCCAGTATCTTCATTTGCTGGATTTAAAATCAGTTCTGAAGAAACTTCTACAGACTTAAGTGTTTTTAATATAGCCACGAGAAGGCTAGTTACGTTTATCTCTTGCGACATTTCTGTTGTTTCAGTCATGCTTTATTTCCTTTTCTCCGACCCAAATTGCTAGGTCTTTGTTATTTCTAAACCATTCTACAGTTTTCATCAAAAATTCTCTTGTTTCACAATTTGAGCAACCGTCAAAGGGATTATACGGCTCAAAATTTTCTTCTACTCCTTCTAAATCATAAAGAGTGTTATAGCACTGCTCCATGTGATGAATCAGTGTATCTTCTAGATCTTTTGCCTCATCCTCTGTTAATATAACTTCTATCATTTTATTTCCTTTATCATTAGTGTTCCATCGTCAAGTTTATTGATAACAACGTCGCATACCATTCCCTCTCTCATTTTTGCCAAAGCAATTTTATACATAGTAGAGAAAACAATAGCTCTTTTTAACTCTTTATTTTTATTTGTTAAAACAATGTGGGCCATCATTTTCCCAGCCTTTGTCTTATATGGAGTAAAATTTAATACCAGATACTTGTCTTCATCTAAATCTTCGTACTCTTTTCTATACAAATAGTCAACAAATACGTCGTCATTTTCTTTATTTATTTCTGAAACCTTTACGTATCTAGCAATGCGATTGTCTCCAACAAGCACAAAGTACATCTGTCCAGTCTCTATTTGCGTTTGTTCGTTATGAAATAACCCAATAGAACCAGTTTCATCTACTAGTTCAACTCTAGCCCAGCCAGTGCCACGCTTAATGTTTTTAACCATACCAAACATTACAAAAGAACCTAGGTCATCAAAATCCTCTATTGGTTTTGCTTGAGCTTTAATTCTTGGAGGTAAATCTTGCAGATTAAACTGAGGAATACCTAGATATTCATAAAAGTTTTCTTGTTCATTTCCTCTACGCTCATTATCTTTAAATGCAGCGCCACCAATTGAATTTAATGCTGAAATTGCACGACTATTAATTCCACTGTTCTTCATTGCAGCTTTTTGAGTAAAATCTGCATAATTCATGTATGGACGATGTTTTATAATCTTATTAGCAATATTATTTGAAATATATTTAATGTCTGCTAGTCCAAATCGCATAGAGTCTTTTTGCAAACAAAAATCAACTTCCGATTCGTTAATATGTGGCAACAATACCTTTAAGCCTAATCTTTTAGACTCAATTAAATATTCCGTCCTAGCATCTTTATCAGTTTCGTTTTTAAGAACCGCAAACATAAACTCAAGGGGATAGTAAGTCTTAAGCCAAGCAGTGTAATAAGATACCATGGAATAAGCAACAGCGTGAGAACGATTAAAGGAATAGCCAGCATGAGCCTCAAAAGTATGCCAGAGTTCCTCTGCCTGTTTCTTAGAAATGTGTTTTGAAGCCCCAGTAACAAACTTATCCTTGAATTGGTCAAATTCTTTTGCATCTTTTTTCTTACCAATGATCTTACGAACTTTATCAGCCTCAGACCAAGTCATGCCTCCCAAATGTACGCAAGCCTGCATAACTTGCTCTTGATATATAATAACACCGTAGGTATTTTTTGTAAAAGGCTCTAGTATTGGATGCGTATATTCAACTGCTTCTTTACCGTTTTTTCTGTTAATATAGGAAGCTCCAACAGTATTCATTGCACCAGGTCTAACCAAAGCATTTGAAGCTACCAAATCCTCAAACTTATCTATGCCCATTTTAATTAGAAGGTTTGTATACGGAGTTGCTTCAGCCTGAAATATGCCTTTGGTGTAGCCTTGGTTTAAACTTTCATAAACCTTTTTATCTTCTAAGTCTAAATCAGAAAGAACAATGTCTTTATCGTATCTATCTTTAATTGATGACAAAGTGTCTGAGAGAATAGACAATGCCTTGAGTCCAAGAGCATCCATCTTAATCAAACCTATGTCTGCAACGGTTTCCATTTCATAACCAACCACTGGAATTCTTCCAGATACCTTATCTTTTGGATCTTCACGAGTTTCAATTGGTGCATAGTTTCTTAATTCATCTTTAGCAACAACAACTCCAGCGGCATGAACACCAGTACTTCTAATTCGGCCTCTCCAATTTTCAGCAAGCCAACCGACCTCTGGGTATTTCATTCTAAACTCTTTTGTATTTGGAGACTCCATATAATCTTCAAACGTGTCTACGGTTTTTAATGCACGATTAACTTCTTGCAGTGGAATCATAAATACACGAGCAGCATCACGAACTACACCTTTATCTTTAAAGTAAGTAAATGTAGAAATAGACGCTACGTGTTTAAACTTCTTTTTTAGATAATCTTTAACTTCTTTTCTGCGGCGGTCTTCAAAATCCGTATCAATATCTGGAAAGTCATTACGTTCTGGATTAATAAATCGGAAAAACAGTAGATCATATTTAATTGGGTCTACATCTGTAATTCCCAATGTATAACAAACTAAAGATCCTGCTGCAGAGCCACGACCTGGTCCAACTCTTATGCCATTGTCTTTGGCCCAATTGATCATGTCTGAAACAATAAGAAAGTAGGAGGCAAAATTTTTATCCTTGATAACCCCAAGTTCTTCCTCTAGGCGCTCTCTGTAGACCCCATCAGAAGCCCTTCCAAGCCTTTTAAGACCCTCTTCAGCCATCTCCTTAAGCTTCTTATCAGCATTAGTCTTTGGGACTGGCAGAAGGTCTAGATTCTCTTTAAAGGTATATTCTTCAACCATGTCTGCAATATACATGGTGTTGTCATAAATATCGGTTCTACTAATTCCTTGTTTATTAAATCTTTCAGACATCTGTTCTCTGCTCATAATAAACAGGTCTAAATGCTCAAACGAGATTCTTCTATCTGGCCAAAGGTAGTTGAATCTATCGAACATATTGTCAAACTTGCGAGATTTATCAAAATCAAGATCCTTGTTTACTTTTGGAGAAGTTGAAAGAATAAGCATTGCTTCTTCTAATGCCCTTTCTTCTTCTTTAGAAAAATGAGCATCGGCAGTTGCTACTGGCCTGACATTAAATTCATCAGCCAATTCTAAAAGCTTTTTATTAATTTCTGGTGGATTAGCAGGCTGAACTTCAATAAAAAAGTTGTCTCCAAAATTTGTTTTAAACCATTTGACCATCATTTTGGCATCAGCAAATTCATTCTTTTCAATACATTTTGAAATAAGACCATTCAAGCATCCAGAAAGGATTATAATATCTTTAGAAAACTCTTTTAATATTTCTCTATCAATACGTGGCTTAGAATAAAATCCTTCAGTCCAAGCAATTTCTTGTAATCTATTTATATTTTTAAGGCCTACGTCATTTTTAGCTAACAAAATAATATGGTTATATGCCTGTATGCTTTTATCTGTTCCAGAAGATCTATCAAACCTATCTGTTGGAGAAATGTATGCTTCTACTCCAAGTATTGGTTTGATTCCTAATTCTTTTGCAGCAATTTGCATTTCTCTGTGAGAAGACAGGGTTCCATGGTCTGTAATTGCTAATGCCGTTTGCCCTACATTTTTTGCAGCCTCCAATAACTCTTTTGGAGAATTGTATCCATCCATTAAAGAGTAGTACGAATGTACGTGAAGGTGTGCAAAACTCATGCTGCAATTGACCTCAAAACATGTGTTGGCCAATAGTACAAGCATTTATCGCAACAAGGCTTGTTGTATTCGCTATCAACTGAATCTGCAAAATCTACATAGAATATAGGATCTTTACGATATAGGTTGGCCTTGTGTGTAGCATTTACACGTTTAATTGTAGTTGGATTAATAGCCCATAAAGGAGTATTATCTTCCCATATTAAAGAAGCACGAGAACGAGATAGACGTTCTAGGTTTTCCTTATTTTTATCTGTTTTGATACCACGCATATCGGCTAAAACAACAGCAGTCATAGCATAGCGATACAATTCTGATTCAGCGCCTTCCCACATTAAAACGGCAGGGTGATGACGCCAAGCATTTGATTTTGAGTTGCCAGTTAATATATTAAGTATCTGATAGCACTCTAAGATTTGTTTATTAAGTCGTTTATTGTCTAAAGCATCTAAGCTTTCACGCTTAGACGGATAAGGTAAAAAAGTTTGCATATTACTCCTAAAAAGTTATAGGGGGAAAGCTTAACACTTTCCCCCATGAACTGTCAATAGTTACCACTCTAAATTACTGGTGGTATTTTCTGAGCCTTCGCTCTTTTCATTATCTCCGAATAGATAAAATGTTTCTTGTTCTGAATATGGAAGATCACGAATTGCTGTCTTTTCCAATTCAAAAATCTCAAGCTTTGACGCATCAAATTCTACCTCGTCTTTAGCAAGAGGAATGATTGTATAACTGGTGTCTGTTTTTGTGCCAGAGCGCTTAATTCTCCACATGAGATTTGTAATGGATCCCATTTCTCCAGCATACTCAATAAGAGTTGGAGTAATTGTTTTCCCACTACTGCCCTGAGAAAGGATTGCTACATATGGCTCTTCTTTGCCATCATCAACAAGAACATTGATGTAAAGTCGTGAACGACCTTTCCAGCCAGCCTTATAATCTTTGCGGTGTTGCTCACAACCCCAACACTTTCCTTGGTCGTCAATAGAGCATAGCGCTTTACGGCGATAATCTTTTGGATTTGTGTGTTCGACTGCAATAAAGCCCAGTCCAAGCTTATCGTTGTACGTTGGAGAATCTGGATCCAACTCTTGAAGAAATCTTACTTTGATGCTTTCTCCATCTTCAAGTTTGAGCCAGCGACCTTTTGCTGAGTCTCCGCCAGAAGATTGCGGCTTGTCTAATGTTTTATTTAGGTCTTTTAGACCTTTTACTATTCCCATTTTATTCCTTTGCTATATAGGTGATGGTATATATCCATCTGTATTATTATTATATCACTACCAGTTGATATATTCAATATGTGATGCAGAGTTATTTATACAAAGCTTTATCTCTTCGTCAGTCATATCACCAGCATCTTTTGCGTTATGTGGGTATATCTTACCATATTCATAGGATGCCCACAAGATGTCTTTGTTTCTTAATTTATTAAAAATATTATTTCCCAAAGATCTGCCAGCCTCATCATTATCTGTCATAATTATAAGTCTATTGAAATATCTATTCAATAAAGATAAATTATTTGAAGATATATGTCCGCCTAAAGTAGCAACAACATTTGGAAATCCAGCCTGATGCACTCTCATTGCATCGAACGAAGATTCAACAATAATACAATTTGCCCCCACACGCTTAGCACGGTGAATGTTAAAAAGAGTAGAATTGCGAGGTAGCCCTGGTGAGTTTTTAAATTCTTTTTGTGTAACACTGCGCCCAACAACGCCAACACAAATGCCGTCTGGGCTATGAACAGGAACTGTAACCATATTACGGTTTTTAGAATATCCAACATTAAAGTACTCCAATGTCTCATCTTTAAATCCACGAGTATACATATACTCTTTTCCTTCAGAATATTCTTTCATTTCTAAAGATAGTTTGTCAAGTGTGCTTGAATCAAACTCAATAAAATCTTCTTTTTCCTCCACGGCACTTTCTAAAAGTTCATCAAAATTTGAAAGAACTTCTGCTTCTTTAAGAGATACAAATCTTAAAGCCTCAAAATCATTTCTTTTAGTTATTTTTTTAACTAAATCAATTAATGTTCCGCTCTCGCCACAAGCAGGATTAAAACATAGCCAAGCACCTATTTCTTTAGAAACGCTAAAGCTGGCACTATGTCTATTGGAATGGAATGGACAATAGCACAGGAAGTCATTGCCAGTCTCTCCAACTACAGAAACATTTAATGACTTTAGAATTGATTTAATGTGTGACGACGTGTATCTCGTGGAATCAACTTTCCTTGCGAGATTCCCTCTGATTCCCATGCTTTCTTCTTTCCTACGTATACGCTATGCATTGTTAATATAAAAGACCATATGTTGTTTTCATATGATGTTGAAAATGATGGATCAATATCTAGGACTCTTACAAATCCTTTGTCTCTCATTTCCTGTATTAGAAGTGACTCGTACTGAGCACGAACTCGGATGATATCTGCATCACTATTGAATTCTGCTCTGACCTGAAATCGTTGTATACGTTGATGGGTCATTTAGGTATATTTTCATATATCTCCTTAATTATACCCCTATTAATATCCCAGTCCAAATAGAAGCCAAAGTCGCTGCCGTGGCGGTTCTTTCTGGACACAATTTCAATCATGTTTGTGTCATTATATTTATGAATGGCTATTGCCATATCAGCATCATACTCAATAGCTTTTGACCATGCCACTTGTGACAGCATAGGCGGATTGTCTTGATCTGATACATCATCCATAGTTGCAGCGGTAATGTCAATAATAGGAATATTATTGTTCATTGCCAACATTTTAAATTCACGAGAAACGTTCATATTTCTCTCAGTAGCCCCAGTGCTTCCTTTTGTATCAGCAAACAACTGGTGGTAATCAAGGATTACAATATCTGGTTTATGCTGGTCAATTTTAGCTTGAACAGTATTTGCATTTACCGAACCCATTCCTTCATTTGAAACAAGTATGAAACCATTCTTGTTTTCAAAATTCTTTTTACTCCAGGACCTGAAGTCATCAACATTTACATCGCCTCTAGAAAAATCACTTGCCTTAAACAATCCAGATCCCATCATTGTGTAAATACGATTACGCATATCTTCTGGAGACATTTCAAGAGATATAATCATGGGTTTAAAACCTTGTTCCCATGCTTTGCATGCAAGGTAGGAAGTAAACCAAGTCTTTCCTCTACCTGGCCAACCAATAGCAACAATTAAATGTCCTGGAGCCATTCCAGTTGCATATGCTGTATCAATTGCTTTAAAGCCAGTAGGAATTCCTGGACTTCCACCCATAATGCCAGAACGTTTTCTGACTTGCTCAAAATATTTTTCTGCAGATTCAAAATCGGTAACATCTAAATCTCTTACGTTGCTAGTAAATTTAGAAAGGCTTGCAAGCTCCGCTTGCATATTAGCAATAATTCTAGAAGGAGCATCTTCTTTTAACGCAGACCCTCCACGTAATATAATGCCCTTTAATTTGCTAGAAAGATATTCTGCTTTAAGTTGGTCTAAATAATATCCAGTTTCACCTTTAACCTCTGATGGGTCAAAGTCTCTGAACCTATCCGTAAGGATTCCGATATCTGGAACTGCTTTAAATTTATAATAATAAGACTTTAAGCCTTCCCAAACATCTTTATGGGAGGTAAATAAATCGTCAACATTATCGGCAAGTAAAGTGGCTATATCTTTATTTTTGCATACTGCTGATATCAGCGTTGCTTCCGTGTTCATCTAACCGCCTTTCTCTCTCTTCCACCATTTCTTTGGTCTTTAATCTTAGCATATCTCTATGCACTTTGTCATCCTCTATATCTTTCCAAAGCTTATCTAATTTATCAAAATTATAAAAAAACCATTGTAAGGGATGATTATATCTATTAAAAGTAAAATAATATTCTATCAAATCTTTGGCACGTTCATATCCAACAGTATCTATAACGTCTTGCATACCCCATTTTTCTCTATACCTATTTAAAATTGGGTCACGATTATATTTATCCTTAAACAAATAAATATAATGTGTAAGCAGAGCGTGAGCCTGTTTACTGTTTTCCTTGCTTGCCAACTTTCAATTCCTCTTCTATCTCGGAAGCTTTTTGAATTAATTTATCTTCAACAAATTTATAAACTCTATTTGTGGCAGAATCAACATTTTCGCCGTCACGAACAATATCTTCTACGCCTATACCAATCTTAATACTTTCATAGTTCCCTAGATTTCTTGTGAATTGAAGATCTACCTTTACGACGGTTGATTGGTCTTTCATCTTGCTCCTCCTCTTCTGGTCCAAATCCTATTGTAAATTTCTTTTTTGGCATCTCTCCATTAGCAATAAAATCAGAAAATTGCATCCAAGCAACTGCGACTGTGATTAGCCCTTGCACATCTTTCTTTTTATTTGCATGCATAGATGCAAGATCTAGGTTGCCTGCAATTCTAGTAAAAGCCGTAGAACTGTCAAGCTTTTCAAATTCTTCTTCTTGTTTTTTTCTCATTCTGCTTTCCATACTGGGACAAAGGTGCCTTCGGATGTCTTAGTATACAATATGACATTATGATTTAGCAAGGCCAGTAATTCAGTTTTTGTTGGCAGGTTCTCAGTATTTCTACCGCTGCTCAATATGTAATCATGTAACTCTAATATGTCTTTTTGATTAAACATATATTGAGACCATTTTGTGCTTTCAGAATTTCCTATAGGATATATTTTTTGTGGCTGTCTAATTTTGCCTTCACCAATATAGTCTTTTACAGTTACAACATGTTTATCTAAAATAAAGCACACTTCTTTAAGAGAATACGCTCTTTCCATATATTTGATTACTTCAGCATATGAGTATAAAACTCTTTTTTTATCTAAATAAGACCAGGCAATGATCTGATCTTTTACTCTAGAAGATTTTAAAACTTTATGTAATTTTTCATTTAAGAAGAAATACCGAAAGTTTTTCTTTGTTCTAGCTCTTTTTCGTCTAGCCATCTTCCAAATATACTCATTTCTTTATTAATCATCCAACGTCTTCCACAAAGCAGACAATACAATTCAATATGTAGTTTTTGTGAAAAGACTCTATCTATAAAAACTCGTCCGCCACATCTTCTACAATGCATCATAGTTTAAATACTTTCCCATCTACAACACATGAATAATCTGGTGCTACGTGAATCATTTGAATATGAGGATAATCGTTGACAATATGTGCAATTGCAAATCCTTTTTGCCAATCGTGATGTTGGGTATACTTCATGCCTGGACCCTTTTCATCACACATATGTCCAATTTCATAACCACGAAGAGTTTCTCCTTCTCCATTGTTTCTTAATTCATATGTAACTAAATGTGATGCAATTCTATGTGAATGACCACGTATTAATGAAACTTGAAGATCTTCCATATCCTTGCGAACTGACCCAGTTGCGGCAATAGAAATTCCATGATGAACATGTATATCGCCAAAACGGCGCTTAGGGAGTTCGTTATAATAAATATATTCATACCCTAATGAATCCAAAGACCATAGCGCTTCTGGTGTTACTTGTGCTGCATACTCTGGAAGTTTTTTATCTATATAATCAAAGATACGTATGTCATGGTTTCCTAATGCAGAAAATAATTGTGCGTCTGGAAGCATCTCACGAGTCTTAGCATAAAAATCTCTTGCACCTTTAGCTTCGTGTCTCATCATAGGAACAATAAGGTCAGCGCTGTCTGTTTTGTGAAGATTTAAAAACTCTGCTGAACGACCTTCAGTATATTTGCTATAGCATGCCTGATCGTCTGTGTCACCTAAATAGTCTACTACATCTGGCTTAAACCATTTTAAAACCTTAAACCATAATTCAATCATCTTATCATCTTGATAAGGGAACTGCTGGTCTGACGACAGCATCCATTTTAAATCATTTGTCATTTAAATCCTAACATGAAAAAAGTCACGTCAGTGACTTTGGTTGTATAATTTTACTATTACTTTATATTTTGTCAAGAAGATTTTGCTATGGCAAAATAATGTATTTTTACAGAACCTGGGCTTGTTATAGATTTTCCAATAGCGTTAGCGGCTCTGGTTAAAACTGCAGTGCATCCTGTAGAAGTTGCAGTATTTGCTTTCAAAAAAACAATTATTTCTGAGTCAACAGAACTTGTCTCTACAGTTAATTGGACTCCTGCTGGAACCGAAGTAAGTGGTGGGGTAAATACAATTGGCACTTCTTTTGCTGCCGTTAAACTTAGGCTTGGAACAGAAACAGATCCAGCAGTCATTTTTTGTGCAATAGCTTTATCAGCTAAAGTACCAAACTGACTTGGCAAGGATATGGCCTGTGCATTTACCTTGTTAATATACTCGACAAGTTTTCTTAACTCTGAAGCAGAAATTGGTGCCCCATCTTCAAAATTAAAACTTGTATCTGCCATTTTACTCTACCCCACTAATTTTTTCTTCTAATGAATTTGCATATTCCGCAAGGGCATCCTGCTTCTTTGACTGCTCCATAAGAATAGTTATTTCTGCTCTCAATACTGCAATTTGAGTTTCATAGTTTGCTACTATTTCACCCATTCTTTGTTGCAGTGCTGTAATTATTAATTCTGCTTTTTCAGCCATTGTATCCTACAATCCTAATACTTCTGCTCGTTCTGCAACCAGTACATCTCTTTTTGCATTAGCAGTTGATATCTGTGCATTAATAGATGTAACTCTATCTGGATCTGGTGTTCCAGCATTCTCAACCATAAGGTCAAGCTCAAGACCATATATATTATATTCTAGGCTTTTAATATGTTGATTTAAAATAGCATGCTTATCCTCAGTGGTAAGCAGTGTTTCTGTTGTTTCTGTCATTGTTTCCTCCTTTCATATTATATCATTCTAAAACTAGAATGTCTAGGATCTCATTAATAGCGTTTAACGCTAGTAAATTGTCGTTTTTTTCAGATAAAAGATTTTCAATATGTTCATTATTTGGATTAGATTTGGCTGATTCTGCAGCCATCTCAATGTCTAAATTATAAATCACACCCTCAAGTATGCTTATTTTATTATTCACAATTTGTATTTTATCATCTTTTGTTATCATATTTTCTCCTTATAGTGCACTTGTATATGTTCCAACCCTAGTTACTCCAAGACCATCAGTATACTCCATTGCTATTCTTAACCATCTGGCACTGGTAACTGGGCTAACTGCAATATCATAAGATCTTGCAGTTAGAGCGAGTGGTGAGCCAGTTGCTATGGAAAATCCAGAAGTAGAACTTGTTGAACTTATCTGTACCCTAATACCAGTTGCTGTTCCACCAGTAACTGTTCCAACACCAGTCCAAGACCATCGTTTTCTTCCCGAAGTTGGAAGGTTATTTCCATCAAATTTAAATCCAGTAGGTGCAGTAGCTGAGTTTGTAACAGCAGTCCAGATAGCATAGAAGGTAACGTTGGCTGTTAAATTATAACTATCATTAGGTGAGTAGGTTGTTCCACTACCATCCGCTGAAGTATTCCAACTTGAAAATGTACAATTTGTTCTCGTAAACCCGTTTGCTCTTACAGTAACAGAACCATTACCAGTTGTTGCTGTAGTACTTCCACCAGTGTTTCCATTTCCATTATATGTAATAGAATATGATGCTGCTGAAGTCCAAATAGCATATAGTGTTTCATTTGAGGATGGAGTTCTTGGCCAAGATACCGCTGTGGTACCGCCATTGGTTGTAGACCAGCCACCAAAATTTTGACCACTCAATGTTGGATCTGATGGCTTTGCAATTGACCCACCTTCTGTAGACTGAGTTAAATCAGATACAGCAGAACCACCCTTGCTATCAAATGAAATTGTATACAAGGTAAGGTTTACAAGTGGTCCAAGTTCAGTACCAGCAACAAATGAGGTGTTTGTATATGATGGATTAAATCCTTTAGCAAACGATCTATAATACTTTCTATTATTGGGATCTGTAAAATCTGAAGAAGGAATAACATAAGTGCTGCTTGTTGAATTTCCAGCATCTTTTGACTGTGTTTCAGACGTAATAACTCCTGCGGTTCCTCTATATAATTCAAGATCGTAATACGTAGCATTAACCCACGAGCCAACACCAAATGTGAGTGTCTGTCCAACTTTTGTTGTTCCAGATAATGTAGGGGCAGATGTATTCATTGGGGACATTGTTACTGGACCATTCCAATCGCTTACAACTCCATCACCAGTTCCATTTAACGTAGTTGATGATCTCACCCACCAATAATATGCGTATCCAGCTGATGGAGACAAAACTTTATCTGTTGAAGAAGCAGAGCTAGAAGTTTGATCTGCAACACTATTTTTAGTACCAGATAAAGATGGCACTGTAGTTGTTGATGAAGTTGTTTGATACCATATGTGATAGTATGGACCAGATCCTCCAGAATAATTAACAGTCCATGTATTATTAGATGAATTAAAAGTAACACTTGAAATTGTTGGAGAAGAAAGGTTTAAAGTCCATTGGGCATATATTGTTTGGGTTGAAGTTATATATACATAACTTCCACTTCCTCCAAGATAGGTGCCTCCTGAAGATGCTGTATACCAGCCATTAAATGTATATCCTGATCTATTATTTGGGGTTGGTAATTGTGTGTATGTTGAATCTTTTACTGTTGCTCTAGAAGTACTTCCAGACCCGCCATTATAATTATACGTAACTTGATGCGCCAAATAATATGAAGACCAGTCTGAAAATGTTCCAATTGTTGCATTACCACTAGTTGTTGTATTTCCTCTATTTTCTGTAGAAGATCTGGCCCACCAATAAACGCTTCCTGTAGTTGAATAAGTTTCAGAAATTGTAGTAGATGTACTTGCGGCATCATAATTGGTTAGTGTATTTGATGGGCCAGGGGTTGATGATAACCAATAAACTTGATAGTATGGCCCTCCACCACTTACAGTAATTGTCCAATTATTACCATCAGATGTTTGAACATCAGTAATTGTGGGAGCAGTCAAATTTGCATATGTTGTAACGTTACTAGACGCCGCTGGTTGTCCATCAGTATAAATGCTTCCAGCATATCTATATCTTGGCGTAATAAAGAAATAATATGTTTTTGCATAATCGGTTCCATCTGATGGTCCAAAAGATGCTGAAGTTGAAGTTGTGGTTGTTGAGGCTACAACATAACCTCCATAGTAATCATAAAGCTGAACATAATATTCGTTTGCTGCTCCTCCGCCCGTCCAAGAAGCTGTTACGGTCCTTTGATTAGAAACTGTAGGAGTACCACTAAAAGTTGCCGTTGGTTTATTTGTACCATTTAAAGATCTAGGTGAATATGATAAAGAGTTTCCTTGTCCACCAGTTTTATTTGTACCAGAATAAGCAAGAAGGTACGGCGTATAAGATCTGCTAAGAGAAGACATTCCAGAAATTGTCATACTTCCATAATCGTTAGAACCAATATTTATATAAGTATCTTTGCTTTCATATTGTAGTCCAGATTCATAATCTAAATAGTACTGAACTGATTGAGTATTACTTCCAGTCGTAAAGTATATTGTTCCTTCATAATTGTTGTACGTATGGAAAACAACATTTGTAGGGTCTCCTGGTTTTTGAAAAGATGTTATTGAAAGCTGATTACTAGATGAAGATGTAAATCCATCCATATTATTTGCCCTAATCATAAAAGAATAATATGTTCCAGAAGACACATAAAACCTTGCTCCATTAAACGCTATGTAATCATAACCGCTTGGGGTATTCCAGCTATATCCGCCATCCATTGAGTATTGCCAATAAGATAATCTATTACTTCCCTCACTTGATAAACTTACATCAAAATTAATGTATGTTCCAATTGTATTAGAACTGGTGGTTATGTTTGAAATATAAGGTGTAGATGGGCCAAATCCTTCTGCATAAACATAAGATGGAGTACTACTTGTTCCATTATTACTATATGCATAAGTAGCACTATTTCCGTCAACACTTGCTCTTACTGTAACCCTATAAAATTGATAATCTGCAACATTTTTTGAATATGTTAATATTCCTCCAGAACGACTAGACTCGTTTACATAAGGAGCACTAGCATAACTTTGTAAAACAGTCCATGTGGAATAGGATCCTCCTCCATACCCGCTACCATCAAACGGATATTGCCCTTCTATCTGTACTTCATATTTTGTTGCATTTGCAGATTGACCTATGTTAACAGATACAGATCTTTGGTATCCATAAGTGGAATCATAAGATGGATAATTTTTAGTTACACCACTAATTGTAAATGGACCACTTGTTGCTGCAGTTGCAACAGAAGTTATTTGAGTTCTAACTATATCGGTTACTGGAGGTTTATCTGTATAACTATTTTTTACAACAAGTTTAGCAAGCACGTATTTACCAACGCCTACTGGCGTGTAAGAGTACGATCCTTGTAAAGAGGTAGAATTTTCTGTTGTTATTGTTGTTAGATATAATAAATCTGATTTTTTTAAAGTAGAGTATGTTGGAGTTTGTGTAGGTGTATCAAGTTCGTGCCACTCAATATATGATTGTGTTTGACTTGCCTTTCTCCACCATTCATTTCTAATATTAAATGTTACAGTTTTTGCGGTACCTACTGCAACTGTTTCTGGAGATTGCATTACAAAAGATGTTACTACAGGTTCTTGTCTGGTAATATATACCGCCTGACTAAATGCTTGTCCAGTTAATGTATTTCCTCCAACTGTACGACTTTTGCTTACCTTGTACCAAATATAATATCTATCATATGCTTCTAGCACCGCTTGAGAATTTCTTAACTTGTCGCCATTATAGTTTCCTTCGTCATCATAAGAATATGCAGCAAGTTCTGGCGTAGCAAATTCGCTATTATAAACAATTGTTCCATCAGTTGTTGCAGTAGAAGAATTAAACCATACCCCATCTTTTCCCCATAAAAATGTTGGAGTTGATGATCCAACTTGATTACCATTGCTGTCTAAATACCATACATCTTGACCAATTCCTGCTGGACCTGGACCCATTTGAGCCCATTGAGGCTGGTAAGGATCTGATGCCCACCATGCTACCGCATCAGTTTCATAAGTATCTATTATTTTGCCATTATAAGAATTGTATCTAAGCGTTGGTGCAGTTGTTGCATATGGTACGTTAGCATTTTTATAATGTATTCTTTTCCATCCCCAAGATAATGAATCGTACCAAAAATTATACATCCATAAAGAATTTATTCTTCTCCAAGTTCTAGTATTATCTGTATATCTTCCTGGTACTGCAGTTAAAGATGCAGTCTCATTATCATTTGTTTTTCTAAAAAAATTTGAATGCTTTCTCCAATTTTTACCAGAATCTGTATAATTACTGGCTGCACCAGATGCTGTGTCTGGATCTGTTTTTCTATACATGCCCATATTAATCCACCGTCATCCATATATCTCCTGCCCTAAAAGCTACACTTACATAACCTCCAGTATAGGAATCGTAGACCTGTCTTGAAGTATTTGCAGATGTTGGAGTTGTTGTAGATCCATAATAAAAAGCTCTACCTCTAGTTAATTCTCCACTGGTATTTAATACTACAGTATTATCTCCAGCATAATTATTTCCATCACTTTCTAAAATAGAATTAGTAAAATTAGTAAATCTTATATATCCACTATTAATAAAAAGAGGATTCCCTCTTACAGCTGTTCCTCCGCCAAATGAAAGTATATTATCCCCAAGAGCAAATTTTCCATCGCTTTGCCAATAATTTGTAGTATTAATCCATATACCTTCAGTACTTGTGCCACTTGAAGGAAATAAATTTCTACCAATTTTCATATTTCCAATTGTCATAATAAACGAATTATTTAATGGATTTGAATCAAATGTTAATGCACCTCCAGCAAGATAGAGGTCTCCTGAATCTAAATCTATTGCTGTATACGGAAGACCTCCAAGTTGTGCATTTGAAGCTATAACTCCAGTTGATATTTTACCACCATTAATAGTGGTATAGTTTGTATTTGGATCCGCTACACCTTCTTTAAATGTATTTAATTGACCAATACTACTTGTATTTCCGCTAACAGTAATCGATAGTCCTGCAAGAGATCCTGCAAAACCTTCTTGTGCATCTTTTGCTTGTTGTGCTTTTTGAGCCGCTTCATCAATTGCTTGCTTTGTAACTCCACCAATAATTTCAATATTTCCTCGCATGGTTAAAGAGTTGCCATTCCAAGTTAAAAAGTTTTGAGTTCCAATGTCATTGCCTAATTGCATAGTTCCTGAAGTTGTTATTTTAAAATTTCCAACAGTATTATTATTTAGTTTATGATAAATTCCAGCTTCAGTTCCATCAGAAGCAATTCTTATATGATTTCCACTAGTTGCACCTAAAGTTATTATTCCGTCTTTATCAATTTTAAAAGTATTTCCAGTATTTCCAATTGATTGAGCTGAAAGAGTAAGTCCACCTACTGTTCCAGACTCTGCTTTTATAATTCCAGTGTTGGCAACGCTAAATGGGGCAGAACCAAAATCAGCGTGTCCGAGCCAAATTCCTCTTACACTTGAACCAGCATTTGGTTCAGCCTTAAAAATATTATTTCCAGCACCAATTGCAAGGCTACCGCTAAATTCCCCATCTCCCCTAATTGTAAGTTTTGGAGAAGTTCCAATATCTAAATTAAATATTTCTACATTGCCAGTAGAATATGCAACCAAACCCTTTTTAACTGGATAGCTTGATCCTGATGGAGTTGTTGTATCTGTTCCACTTAATTCTATCCTTGCTCCGCCATCTCCGCCTGCACGTAGCCAAGAAGCAAACTGGCCATTACCAGCAACAAGATTTTGAATAGATATTAATCCGTTTTCTAAATCTATTAAATTAGCTTTTTTAGGATTAACTGAAGTAGAGTTTATTCTAGTGTAAGTTGGATTTCCATTTACACTATACAATTCGTCTTTAGAGTTTCTTGCAATGTAATAAAAAAACATTGGCGCAGTATAAGCATCATTATTTGAAGCTAAGCCTAAAGCAACTCTTAAATTATCTAGCCCAACATTTTGTCTGTTTGTAGTTGAATTAACAGTTAACGTTGCTACTTGAGTTGATGCACTAAATCCAGAAGTAGTCGTTGCTCCAAGATCGGATCCGCTTACATGAACATCTATTGATTTAAATCCTTCAAAATTATTTCCAGAATATGTTCCTCCCCAGTTAACAGCAACCGCAAAAGCACTTTGAGAAACGGATAGACCAGTTGGAAGAGTTGGGGTTTCTACAATTACAGAAGTTCCAGTAACTGTAACTGTTCTTACTTGACTAAATACCGAATATGTTTTTTCATCTGCAGCTAAAGCTTTTAACTGAACCATATAAACGCCAGCTTCTGCTGCAATTATTTTGGTTCCAGGCTCTAAAAAATAATCTGCTGGAGTAGATCCATCCCCAAACTTTCCGCCAGATATATGAATGTTGACACGTTTAACATTTGGAATTGTATTTCCACCAGAATCTTTTCCACTCCATGTAACTTTAATTACACCTTGTCCACCTTGAACATTGCTTAAAGATAATTCTGGTTCACCTGGAGCTGGAACTGCATTAGTTAAAATATATCTTGTTGCAGACCAAAGGCCAAGCTTTCCACCTTCAAATACCCATTGGAATTGTATTCCGTAGCCAGTATTTGGTTTTAATCCAGTTATCTTTACGTCCCAATAATTTTTATCGCTGGGATCTGGATAGCCATTAAAGTTAAGATCTGCTGGAATTAGAACATTTGGATCTGCCATTAGAAATTAATTCCTAATCTAAATTCAATATCAGCTGGCCTTCCAGCTTTTTTGTCTAATGTTTCGCTTAAAACAGAACGAGCAATTAGGCCAAATCTAGGATCAAATGTGTCTTCATCATTTATTCGTATTCCATCAAAATAAACTACGGTATCTCCAGTATTTTTTGCAACCACTTCTACACCAACTTTGTTTATTGATGAAACATCTGGGCTTCCAAATGTTTGAATTTGAGACAAATTAGCTGATAAGATTTTTTCTCCAGTTCCAGACAATGAAGTAAAGTTAATGTAGGAATAGGATGTATCTGAGCTATAAAATTTAATCTTTATTGAATTTAAATTTATGTCTGATTGATTTAATGCAAATGTAAGCGTGTCATTTGCGCTGTATCCAGACATATCTAAGGAATTAATTTTTGTTATAAATTCTCTTGTTTGAGAACTTACAACATTGCATTTAGCTAAAGTAGCACCAATTCTTGCCGATGGACTTGTAACCAATTCTGGATTGTTCCCATTTGAATCTGTCCAAAGCAAATTGTTTTCAAAATCTGAAATAAATTTGCTATCATAATTATTAACTGATAATCTTGAAGAAGGATACAATCCTATCTCTTTTATTTTGCCAGCAACATCTTGTGGCAAAGTAGTTTTATAAACTACCGCATATGTGCTGTTACCATTTTGATCAGTTTGAATATCAATTGTTCCCAATGTTATAGGAATTCTATAAAACTCAAAACCAAGCCTTGTATCGTTTCCATTTACATTTGTAGGAGTACTATCTATCCCAACCGCAAGATCTTGGGCTGGAAAAGATGTTTGTCCAGCTAAGTATTGAGCTATAAATCTTCTTCCAAATTTAGTTATCATTGTTTTGGCACCTTTGCATTTAAACCAACCACTGGATACCCAGTTGTATTTCTTACTCTAAAAGTAATATCTACTGTTGGCGGATTTGTACTATAATTCATTTCTTGTTTATAAATTTCAATGCTTGATAAATCTGGAGCTGGGTAATCAAATGTTAAAGTAACTTCTGGAAAGAATGGTTTGCCTGGACCTTGTGGGACAGTTAATGTTCCTCCAGGACCCGTTCCAGTTCCCGTACCAGTTCCCGTTCCAGTTCCCGTACCAGTTCCACTGCTGCCTCCCCAATTACCTAAACCATCTCCAGAACCAAAAAGTCCTGCGGCTCCATAGCCACTAAATTTACCAGAACCTAGAATTCTAGCAAATAAAGGATCTAGGTCTGCAAGCTCGTATTGTCCAACAGCTAAAAATATAGGAGCATTTTTACTAACTTCATTCGTTGCAATATTATCTTTTGCCATTTTTTTATTATACCATTTGGTCAACTATAAATTGATCTAGCGACTATTTGAGTACTTAGTCCATCCCCCCAAGATTGATTAACGTTTGTAACAACAAATTTTATATTATCTGTAACTCCAAGGTATTCGTGTTTTGCAGATATAACATCTCCTACTGAAATTAAAGGGTTTGCGAATGTATCTACTTTAATAACCATTTGTTTATTTTTCCATTGATTTACAATCCAATCATAAAGATTTTTAGCGTCATCAGCTCTTTGTATCCATTGAGAATCAAAGGAAACTGGTTCTGTTGGAGAGTATGGGTCTGTTGGATCTTCTGTATAGGTTAAAGGGCTTGACTGAATAACGCTGTTACCAATAATTGCAAAAGATGTTCCTGCTGAATCATCTAACGGAATATAAGTTCCCGCATTATTTAACACATAAACCTCTCCAGTAAACGTAGATAGATTAGAAGCAACAATTGAAACTGCCTGATTAACTCCAGTAGTTGGATACTTTGGATATGCTGGTGCAGCATCATATCTAATTTTAATGCTTCTTATTTCTCTAGCAACTGGACCAAATTCTTCTATGTATCCATTTGAATTTTGTTCTACCTTTTCCAATCCAGATATAAAAACATCTCCATAAGAAGTGGTTACGGCAGTATTAGCAAACTGTCTTTTATAAACATTAAAAAGTTCAGCGCTATCGTATTGGTCTTTAGTAATTGGAATTGCATATACATAGTCAAAAGCTACGGTACCTCTTCTTGCATACAGTCCAATATTACTTGTTGTTGAAAGTTTTGGAGTTGTTGTGTTACCATATTTTGTTCCAGTGTCAGATGCTGTAATTTTAAATCCATTTACATATCCAATTAAGTCTACTCTATTTGCGGAAACTTTTACATAAACATCAATTTTATATGATGACCCAGAATAAACAGCAGTTAATTTAGCTGCATCAGAAACTCCTTGAGAATCTTCTAAGGCTGTCATATTTCCATTTTTAATTTTTAAAAATTTAAACTCATTACCACCCTGAGCAGCTGCTGTTGAAGTGGTTCTAATTTGAACATAGTATCCAGTAGAACCTTCCCCAGACAAAAAGAATCCTATGCCAGCATTTTGCTTTAAATCTTCTAATGTTGGTTTAAAAAACATGGTGGTTCCAAAAGCATAGTATGATCCCGTTGTTGACATTCCAGAATCTTTGCTAATAATTGAAACTGTATTGTCGCTTTGGTCAGTATTTATTGTCAACAAAGACTTTTCAACTGTAAATTCTTTGTTTAAAGTATACGATAAAACTTCTACACCGTCATACTTTTCATTACTTGCGTCTACAACTCCAATTGCTTTAAGCGAATCATTTCCAGCAGAACCTGCAGCCTCTGCTTGTGGTGATCCTGAAGGCCACGGAAGTCCATTTGGCTGTGTACCTGGCTCTCTATCCTCTGGTGGCAACATTTACTTCCACACCGCCCCTACTTTTCCATTCCACCCAGAAATTTCATTTTGAGCATTAACTAAATGATTTTGTGGGGTAGTTCCAAAGGCTCCTCTTTTTTTAATTCTATATCTACCACTAGGAATAAATGTTGTCGACATCTTTGGACCTTGTTGAATTATTAAAGCCTTGCCTCTATATTTTAACAAATCTGATTCTCCAGTAACATCAACCTTTACAGAACTTCCAGTTGAAATATCTGTATACTGATACTCAATTGCATCGTATTCTATTATTTCTGATCCCAATAGGAAATGTCCAGCAAAGCTGTATACAATTTGTTCTTGAGATAAAGTATTTATAGTGATTGGAGTTAAAGATAAATAAACTTTATTGTTTTCTGTAGGAACCTCATTGGATAAAAGATTTTCGCTAAGAGATGCGGCGGCAAGCCAGGAATTTCCAGAAGACCACAGCGGAGCACTACTTTGTTCGTATGAGGATGTTACAGTGCTGTAGTAAACAACCTTAACTTGATTTGAAGATGGTAAATCAACTTTGCTTAATTGAATTATATTAGACTGTTCAGTTATATTATTTTGTGCATCTTTTAATGGATCATATCTAAATGTCCAAACAGAAGACTTTGTTCCAAATAGATATTCCCTTGTATAGAACTGTAACACACCAAATTCATCTACAAAGGCACTCATTTGAGAGTCTCTACATAAAGATTGAAGATTTTCCCATACCGTTGCTGTGCTATCTGACCACCAATAATTTGGAGATATGATTGAATTATCATTTTGAACATAATTAAAATTGTATTTAGTAAACCCAACCGAATCTAACATTCTTCTAATAATTGCAACGGAAGAATAGTTTTCACATAGAAGGTCTGGGGATAAAGTATCTTGAAGAACCTTTGCAGAATCTAACATGTTTAAAGATACATCTCCAAATTCAGATATGTCCCAAGAATCTAGATAGAATAGTCCTTGTGGAACTTTATAATATTTGCCCGCAATATCTTCTGATTCTCCAGCAGAATCATAAACCTTAATAAATAAATCAACTTCTGCATTTTTATACAAATACATATTGTTTAAATCAATTACATCTGTTTTTAAGTAGGACTTAAAAGTTATTGAGTTTCCTTCAACTTTATCTTTATAACAATTTAGGTTAAGAGAAAGAGAATTAGCAGTAATGTTTCCAACTGGAACAAGTCCTTCTGTGCTTGCACTAGACTCTTTTCTTAAATCAAAATCTACTATATATGGAGTTAAGTCTCTAACTATATGTGGAGCTACTTCAATAACTCCAATATAACCGCCAGGATTTGTAGCATTTAAAGATAGCGAAGTAAACGAATGATATTGATTTAAATTTAAATCATTTTTATTTGTTGACCAGGAAGTACCATTATAATAAAGAGTTAAAACTCCAGCATCATAAGATGTGCTTGTAAAAGATCCTATGTCTAAAGAACTACCACTTGCAGTTTTGCCTCCAATATTTAAAGACCAAGCTGATGGTTTAGCATGTGATATCTCAAACTTGACAACAACTTTATTTGCATAAACCGTTTTAGGATATGTAATATTTATTGAGGCAGCTTCACCTTGAGGAGTTAACCAATACTTATAATATACAGAATTTCCTGGATAATAAGTTCTATACTTAACAACATTTCCAGATTGAGATTCTGGCTTATAATCAACTGATCTTGGATCTGCATAAGTTTTAGTAGCAACATCACCAGAAATTCCGTATTTAATTCCTGCTAATTGGGGCCTATATGGTCTAACAATTGTATCTAATGGAAACAATTTTTTAAATGGTTGACGTCCGTTTATGGTTTGGTATGGAGTTCCAGTTATTGAACTTTCAGAAAATGTAACCATGCTATTAACATTAATAGACATGGTTGCGCCCACGCCCATTTTAATAGAAGAATTCTTTTTAAAAATGTCCTTAACTGCTTCTAATGAAGATATTTGAATCATTATACTTCTTCCAGTGAAATATTTACATCCCAAAACTCTTGTGCTGAATCAGATGTTTTAGCCTTAACATTTCTTTTTAAAATGTTAAAATTAGCAGATGTAAATGAGACTACAAACTCTTCTGTTCTTGTGGCACTATATGCAATTTTTATTTTAAATGTTTTTTGACCTATCCCATGATAAAAGGATCTAATATCTTCTGCTCCCCATCCGCCATCTAAAGTCATTGTGCTATATGAAGGAATCATATTCCATGAAGTAGAAAATGTTTTCTTATCTGCAATAAATATCTTTCTCAGGGTTCCATTAGACATTCTCTGAACCTTTTCAAATCTTTGTGTATCTAGGGCAAGGGCGGACCTGTTATGTTCTGAAATCTTTTTCCAGTCTGGAGTACTTGTTGTAGATATGTCAAAATATAGCAAAGACCCTTGAGGTAAATATACTGTTGGCATTAATAGCTCCTACTCTTTCCAGACATTGAAATCTGACGATTTTGTTCAATCATAATTGCTCTTGCAATTTCTTCGCCACTTAAATTAGTTCCATTTACTTGAATATCGTTATTAATAACAACGTTTGTTCCTATAGCATTTCCAGCCATTCCACCATCATGATATTTTAATCTTCCGCCTGTGGAATACCTATTAATGTTACCATATGAAGATATCATTCCGCCAGTAGCATACTTCATTGAATTTATTGCATCCATTGTTGCTGTCCCATATTTTTGAACAGCAGAAGCTCTAACTACATATTCTCCATTTGATAACATAGCTGGAATTGAATCAGAAGTTGCAGTTCCTGCACCAAAAACTGTACCGCCGTCAGAATAATTTTGAGCAACAATATCTGTTGAACTTTTTACTCTATATACCCTTCCATTATATTCAAAAAATTCTCCTGCTTTAAATCCATAATCTTTTACAATAGCCTTTTTGGAATCATTGTCTAAAATATTTGTTTTATTTGCATCTAATTTATACTTTGCATTATATCCAACTTGAATTGCAGAAGATTTAGTTTTTCCTCCGCCAGCTTCTCTTGCAAAATCAGCAACTGCTTTTTTAAATTCTTCAACTGATCCAGTAAATTTACCAGTAGCGGCTGCTGCTTCAATATTCTTTTTAGCTAAATCTGAAACAATCTTGCTATAGTCTGGAGTCTTAGTAACTAATTGCGAACCTTCATATGCTGTAGTAGGTGCTGGAGCAATAGCATTTGCTGCTGCTACACCTTCTTTGCCAAGCTTTCTTAATGCCTCAAGCTGATCTTTTAATTGATATCCGTATGCTTCAATTTTATTTTTATCTGTCGTCAGACCAGCATTTGTTATAATTGTAGCAATTGTAGATTGAATTGTTTTAATGCTATCTGAAGTTGCTGCAGTATCAGCCGCTTTCTTTGCAGCAGCGGCAGCTGCTTTTTGTGCAGCAGCTAAAGAGTCCGCTAGTCCTTCTTTTTTAGCCTGCAAAGCTTCAGTATCTTTATCTGCTTTATTTTCAATAGCTTCTTGTGCAAGTTTTGTCTGATGAGCTGATGTAAGTCTTTGTATTTCAAGCTGGGCACTGGCTGCCTCTGTCATGTTACCAGTTGCTATAGCATTTTGATATTTAAGTTGTGCTTCTTGAATTTGTAATCCAACATCAGCAGCATCTTGTTGTACCTGTAAAGCTTTCTTTCTAGCATCTGCTTCTTTTTTAATTGCAGCAATCTTTTTATCAATTGCTTTAGACTCTTTATCAATATCTCTTTGTGCAGCCTGAGAAGCTCTAGAAGATGCGGCTGCTGAGGCTGCTGCAGCTTTTGCTGCAGCAGAACCAAGTTTAGCTAGTGCAGCTAATGGACTCTTATTACCTTCTACATCCGTTGTCAATCCTGTTGCTGATTGATTTAAAGCATTTTGTACTGCCAACATTGCTTGAGCTTGTAGACCGCTAATCTTACTTAAATCATCTACTACTCCAGAAGTATAAAGTTTAATCTTGGCATATGCATCTGCTGTTGAATCTGTTGCAGATAGTATGCCTTTTAATTCTGGTTTTTGTTTTAATATTAAATCAAGATTGTACTGTCCTAGCTGTCTATTGGTAGAAGCGGAACCATTTAATTTATCCATGGTCATCTTTAATGCTTCTGTTTCAGTAATAATCTTTCCAGTCTCATCTTTTGTTCCAACAAGACTATTATAATAAGAATCAATTGCATCCATTGATCCTTCAAAAGCTGCCGCTAACTCGTTTCCATTAATGCCATAAATGCCTAACGCCTTATTGAATGTATTTACCGAAACTGTTGCAGCAGAAACCTTGTCTTTTATTTCCATAAATGGTTTAGAAGATATTGCAGCAACTGCTTGCCCAGCCTTATTTGACTGAGTCATAATTGCAAATATTTGCTTAGTTGCATCTTCAGCAGCTATGCCGCTTGCAACCATTTGCGCTTTTAATGCCGCTGCATTTGCAACAACATCTTTTCTATCCATAGCATCAAATAGTTTAATGACATCTGGTTGTGTTTTCTTTGCCTTGTCCTGAAGATCTTTTAACTCTTTAATTGTTATTGAAAGTCCGCCTGTGCCGCCAGCCTTTCTATTTGTTTCAAGCACGGCATCAAGGATGGCTTTTTGTCTCTTTGCATCTTCCTGTGCCGCTTTAATTTTACCAGAAAGAGTTGTGTATTTAATTCCAAGTTGGCCAGCAATTTTTTCATTTGCTTTAAATGATTGTGCTGCGGCATCTGATTGTGCTTTTGCAGTTTTCCACATATTAAATATTTTAAGCCCAAGCATTGCAACTCCAGTTGCAGCAAGTCCCCATGGAGTTAATCTTAAAGCCATAGACATATTCTTTATAATATTTACAAAGCCTGCTCCAGTTTTAATTCCTTGAGCTAAAGCTTTTGAAACACCAATAATTCTAGAAAGAACAGCAGGACCAATTAAAGACCCTATAAGTTCTCCGCCTGGAAGTCCAGTCATTTTTCCAACTATTCCTCCACCAATTGAAGCTCCAATGTTTGCTCCAATTCCCATTGGCTGATAATATGGATTTGCAGCAAGATTTTCTTGTCTAGCGGCTCTTGCAGCACGTACCTTTGCGCCAACTTTAGTTACGCCAAAAGCAAATCCTGGAATTTTTCCTCCAGCATTCATAAATGCAATTGCACCTTCATTGGCAGCAGTTGCTGTTTTTGTTATAACAGATTCTCCTGGTTCAAGCAAAGCTGGAATTGTATCTCCGCCGCCATATCCTGGAAGTTTAGTAACTCCACCTTGATATGGCATTGCTTCATATCCACGTCTTTTTGTATGTGCATCATATCCAAATGGATTAATTACTTCTCTCATCCTTGGGTGGAAACCACTTCTTATCGCTCTAACAGAAACTTGATTTAACATTTTACCAAAATCAGCCTCTGTCATAGGTTTATTTCCCCATGCTTTCATTTGTTTATTAAGAAGATCTGCAGCACGTCCTGCTAACTCTTTTGCAGTATGAGGTTTAACGCCTTGAGACTTTAAGAAAAGCATAAGGCTAACCATGTCTTCAGCTTCTACTCTTCTAAATGCATCCTGTACAGATTTTGTAGTGCCAAAAACTTCATTGAAAGCTT